AAAACGGGTTGCGCCGTGACGAACATCTTCACGGTCGCTTCTTGTACCGGGCGCCGTCCGCTCTCGCGAACCTTCTTTCCGCCCTCTACGCGCCAGAATTGGCCATTCTGCGGATGGCCGGGAACATCAAGCCGCACGAGCCAGTTGTCCGCGATTTCCTGTTGGCTATGAAAGCGACCAACATCCAGCACCAAAACCGTGTTCTCATTCACGCGGCCAAGAACCGGATCGATTCGCGTTGCAAATGGTGTCGATTGCAGCCGGCCGGGAATATTGGTATACGTTGGGAAAACGTCGTAAATCGGATCGTTCGCCCGCTTATTCGCGCCCGCAACCTTCGCCGGCGGCTTCCACAACGAAAACAAATGCTCGAAGGCGAGTTGTTGCCGAGCATTCAAAACATAGGGCAATGCCATTTAGAGCCCAACCGTTCGGCGCTTGTTATTTTCCACCGCGGCCAATGCGCTTTTTGTCCATAGCTCGATTTGCTTTTCGAGTGGCGATTGGCCATATTCTTCGCTCGTATCGCCATCGGTCCACCGAATAAAGCCCTTCGTCTTCAAACTAATGATTTCCGGCGCGGCCAGCACCGCCGCGTAATCCAAGACGCCTTGCCAAACTTCATAGTCTGGATAGACCATCCGGCCCCAAACTCCATCAATCGCAATCGATTGAGCAGAACCGTAAATCGGAACTAAGAATTCAATCCATTCGAATGGCAGACCCTTCGCATCATTATTGTTTGGCCTTAGCCAATAATCGGTGCCATTGATCTTAACCGAACCACCGATCGCAACCGAATTAATGGAAAGCAAACCATTGTCGAGAAATATTTTTCGGCCGCCGCCCATCGGCCTTCCGATAAAGCCACTTGCGCCGCCTGGCGGATCGAAATATCGAACTTGTTGCTTGCCAAGGAACGGCAAGTATCCGGTTTCCTTTTGAAACCAAGCAACTGCGCGCTTAATTGGTGTCCACAGATCAGCAGAAGCCGTACCGCTTAAACCAAGCGCAACGAATTTTGGCGTCAAGTCGCTTGCTTGTGGCCAATCGGATAACTGGGTAGGCGCCGGCATATTGAATTGAAACGGGGCAACAAACGTGCTGCCCCGTTATAACGTTTCGACCTACTTTTGATCCGCGCGCTTTGCGCGAATCGCGGCCCGCAGCGATTCTTTCGATTCGCCGACCGGCTTAATCTCGCAACCGAGTTCTTGAGCCATTTTGTGTAGCTCTTTCATGCCGAGCGAGTCGAGCTCATCAGTTACGGCTGGAGGCGGAGGCGGAACATCGTTGGCCTTCGCTTCGCGCTTCGTCGCGGGTTGATCATCCCATTCACCCTTTACGTGAACCGTGTGGCCCGTTTGCCATTTGCCATCGTTCGACATATGCGATCGAAGCAGCAGCGGCGTGCCATCATGGCCCTCCACGAGCGCATAAAGCGGGATCTCGTGGGTTTCGAAATTCTTATGAGTCGCATCAGTCGGCACGCTGTGCGACACCGTTGAGGGAAGGACCATATTGCCCATCCGAACTTCATGAATCGCCTTACAACCTGGCAACTCAATCGCTTCCGGATCGGTGATTTTGAAAGCGCGATAACCCTGCGCTTCGAGTGGGAGAGCCCTCATGGGCTGCGAAAATGATTGAACTGTTTTACTCATCTTTATCCTCGCGAGTCAAAGATTGGGCGCCAATACAAAATCGCTCAGCGCCCAATCTGCATTACTCGTCGCTTAGGCGATCCTAGACCGCCGTCACTCCCGTGCTCTTGCACCAAACGGTCGCGCCCTTCAAACGAAGGACTTCGTACACGCTGATGATGCCAGGGAACACTTGTGGCGAAGCGACCGCGGGCGCGATCTCTTGCGCAACATAGCCCTGGATGTTGGTATTGGGCGCAAGCTCGGGAAGCTGCACCTGTGGCAGAACGCGCACGTCGACCGAAGGCTTGCCATCCGGAAGATAATCGCAACCAAACACGATCGTTCCTGCCGGCATGTGGCGCGATACGAGGATCGGCACTTCTTGCCCGGTGATCGGGTGCATGTACGATTCCACCTTCGCGCCGAGCTTGAGTTTCGGATCGCTATAGGTAACTCGGATGATGGATCCCGATGCTTCCGCCAAGTGCGTAAGGCTTTGCGCCTCCTGGCCGTTGACCATCATCCACGGATCCATGGCGCCGTTATTCCACTGGCGAGTTAACTGCGCATCGATATGGGCCGTGGTGAGTCCACCAACCGCCGTCTGCAGTTGAGGTACCGGAACGCCATTCGCCGCTTTCAGCGACGGGAGCAAACCATCAAACCCCAACGCGTTAACGCCGTCACCGAAAGGCGGGGCGATAATCGCGGAATCGCTGTTTAACAAAGCGAATTCCTCGATCAAAAGCATGCGCCGAATCGCCGCGGTCTTTTCCATCGCGAGCTGATTGTCAAAGCTCGCGCCGGCTGCCATCGCAAATCCAGTGATGTCGAACAGCGTGCCGAGCAATTTATAGCCGGCAACTTTCTGTGCATACACTGGGGCGAGATTGGCGGGTGCGCCGCGCTCAGCGAAGAACGCTTGCGCGGGGCTTCCACCTGGCTGATTGAATGGGCCAAGCGTGACCGTTTCACCGTTGGTCGAGTTGACCGCGGCCGAAAGGGTTACTTGGCTCGCGCCAACGTTGATCGCGGTAACGATCGCATATACGCCTGCGGTTTGGAAAAAGAGGGAACAGCCAACCGTGATGCCATTGAGCGAAGCCAACGTTTGCACCGCGCTATTCGCAGCGCCGTTGACGGTCGTGTTCACGCCATAGCCGCCACCGAGGGAAGTCTGTTGCTCCCACTTAGAGGCAGAGCCTGAACCGGTTGTTCGCTTAACGCGATTGCGGAAAGGCGTTTCCACCTGGATAAGCTGCGAAACTTCCGCTTCGAGGTCTTCACGAATCGGAATTCCCGCGCTCGATTGCGATCGCATGAGCCCCAAGATTTCCATCTGGATATCAAAGAGCGCTTTGCCCGCTTCAACATCGGTCATTTCGCCGCGCTCGAGCGCGACGATCTTGTCAGCGACTTCCCGACTGATCGGCGGTTTGAAAATACCGCGTCCAATCGGAAGAGGTCCAAGGCCGTTCTCACCGAGAGACGGCATCATAAAACCGGCATAGCCGGATTGCGAAGGATTCATTGCACACTCCTAAAAAGAGAGAATCGAGAAAAGAAAAGGAGACGAAGTGAAGCGATTTACGCTTCTAAGCCCATGCCATGCAGCGTTCGGCGAATCGTAGTGATTTCGCCAACGCGCTCATCTTGGGTTGTCTTATCAGTTGAGGGAGTCATCGCCTTCAGCTCTGCGAGCCGTGCTTGAAGCTTCTCAACTTCAGCCGCATCGATATCCTCATTCAGTTGCCGAACGAGACCTTGCCGCTCGAGTCCCTCCACAAACCGCACTGGCGGCTTGCGAGCGGGCTCATTCTCCAATGCCTTCACTCGCGCTTCTGCAGCTTCCGCGCGTTTAATATCCGCCTGATGAAGCTCTTGCACTCTCGTGAGTTCGGTCTTGGAACCATCACGCTCATTAGTGAGCGTCGAAATCGTAGTTTGATATTCACCGGCCGATCGCTCTAAAACTTCGATCTGTGATTTCAGCGCAACGCCCTCACTTTCAAGTGAAAAGAGCCGCGTGAGAACCGGCGTGGTGATGGCGCGCTCTTCGCCATCCGTCAACGGAGGCAGCTTGCCGCTTGCGATCGCGCCAACAATAAACTCGGTGAATTCGGCGCACGTTTCGCGCACCGCCGCTTCTTTTTCCTCCGGAGTGGATTCGCTCCATTGAATATCCCAAAGCGCGTTCCAGAGATAATCGAGCGCCATGTCCCGAAGATCGCTCGGCGCGCATCCTTCGAGATATTCGGCAAACGAAGCGCGGCTAACTTCCACTTCGCATTCCTCGGGCAAGCCTTCAACCCGGCAACTCGTAAGAAGTGCGTCGGGATCCTTCGGCCGATCGACAAGCGACGTTTCGGCCCATGTGCAAGACTCAACGTTTCGCCCTCGCATCACACGAGGCAGAACGCCGACCGAATAGCCTTTGTACGTTCCGTCTTTGGCCTTTTTCCAGTCGTCGTCATCGGAAATATAACTGCGAAGCACCGCAACCGATTTGCCCTCGAGGCCCGGAAAATCATCGCGCCAAAATACGCCGCATTCCTTGGCAATTTCGGGATCGAGCGGTGCCGCCGTCCCGATCGCTTTCGGCTGATGCATCGCGCGAATCGCGCCGAATTTCATGTAGTCATCCGTCGCGGCTTGCATTGCGGATGCCTTGAGCCGGAGGCCGCCTTCGCCTTCGACCACTTCATTCGCAAATGCCACACCCTCAACGATGCGCTTCTCCTCGTCAATGCGAGTGATCGGCACATAGAACGAAAGCGTCTTCATTGTCTTTTTTTGCTTCATATCTACTTTCCTTGGATCGAGGCAGAAAAGGTCACTTGGGCGCCCGCGCCCGAGATTGTCCAGTTGAGTTGGCCCTCAAGCCCGGTGTCTTTATCGACCTCCAGGCCGGGACCAATCGAAATCGAGACTTGCCCTACGGCGTTGACCGCCGCCGATTGCCAAATCGTGTAGTAGTTGCCATCTTCGCCAAGGCGTTGATAGCTGAACACGACTTGCGCTCCCGCGCCGGCGATTGCTGAAACATTGATATCGATATCAACCGAATTCACCGTCGCCACCGGCAACATTTGCGATGCGCCGGAAGCGACATACAGCGTCGAAGGCAAAACAAGTAATGAACGCGGAACGGACATTGGCAGCTCCTATGAAATCAAAAGGTTAAGCGCTAAACGCTTGTCGAATTTCTTCGTTGGTCGTAGCACGCGCAAGCGCGATCAAAATCCGCTCCATGCGCTCACGCGGAATCGCGTCGGTGATGAAAGCACACACAGGAGATTGATTATTCTTAAATCGTTTCAATGCTTTACGCATCCAGCGGTTGATGTCTTCGCTCTCGGAAGAATCGCCGCCGCCTTCACCTGGCTCAGCCACAGGTTCCGGTTCTGGCTCTGCGATCGCTTGCTCGAGCGGCCGAACAGTATTGTCCACAAGCAACACGTCTCCGTCTGGTTCCGGGTCAAGCCCATCCGCAACACGCGCCTCATTGATCTTCATGTAAGCGCCGCCACATGCAATCGTCAAGCGCGTTGTTTTATCTTTTGGCGATTCGGCCGCATCGGCCCCATTGATCGTTTCAAGGTCTTCGTAACCAAGCTCTTCGAGAAGATCATCGTAATGTTCTTTCCGAATATCAAGCAGCGACCCGGCTCCGAATTGCGTAGTGGCAGCCGTTGAGTTTTCTTGCGTGACTTTGTATTGCTCGCCGGCGAAACCGATCGATGCGAGCTGCACTCCGTAAATTGCGCCCACGCGGCGAGCCAACCATAACTCAAACTCGCTGAATTCTTGGTCTTTGCGGCCGTTATTCTGCATGCGCTGCGATCCGCCGGGGAAGAAACGCAGTTTTTGTCGCTCTTTCGTTTCGCCGGCGAGCATGCTGTTGAAATAGGCGCTGAACTGCTCGATCATCGTCGGCGTCCAGCTCTCTGGCAATGCAATGCCATCCGAAGGCGTGTTGCCATCGGTCAACCAAGAACGGTTCCACTCATCGGCTTTGAGCGCTGATAAGGTGGTGGTGATCAGATATTCGACCGGACTCCGGAAATACGGCGAATCGGTAACGGGCCAAAGGCCATCATAAGTTAGCTCATCGGGCCTGAAGCGCTCGATGAGCACCCCCAAAATCCATTGTTCGTACCATTCATCATCGGGCCCGGGCCAGCCGTAAGCATCCACACGCGGCCGAATCGTCGCAGCGTCGATCGGTAGGGTTTGAATCAACTCGCCATTGCGTTTTTGTTTTTCCAAACCGCGTAGCAGCCGATGACTAAAATGTCTTCGAAAATCTTCGATTCGTAATGCCGGCGCGTTTGATTGATTTCACCAAGACCGCCTCTTTTGGTGAAAAAACTCTTAGCATCCTCGATTCGCTTTTTAAGCGCATCGGATTTATCCGATTTGTCGCGCGGTGCAATCGAAAACGGTTGGGCTTGAACTTCTCTCTTGAGGTGATTAATGCACGAGCGAAGAACGTCATAGGTATTTGCAAAACGCCGCAGCGTATCGATATCGATCAGCGAATCTGGCCGGCGCCGTGGTGAATTCGGTGTCGCATACCAGATCGGCCGATCCATCCCGTAAAGCGGATAGGGCGAACCGTGTTGGGGGCTGATGTTGGGGACTTGCGCAATCAGGCTATAGCTGCTGCTTTCGCGCGCGCGCTCAACAAAACCTCTGCACAGCTCTTCTTGAATTTCGCTCCGCGCCGCAGCAACCCCAGCCGCTACGCCCTCGGCCACCTTTTGCTCAATCAGCGCTTCTTGCTGTTCTCGCCGTTGAATCCATAGCCATTTCATGCTGATTTGAGCTTCCCGTAAAGCTTTTCGAGAGTCGTCTTGTCGTGCGCCCAACCACCCATCGGCCTAACGCGGCGCATTTCGTTGGCAAGTGCAAGCGAGATAACTCTGTCGTCCTTCGCGGAACCCTCAGCTCCCCATTTTCCGCCCGGCAAATGCACGAACGTCATGAGTTCCAAGATGGTGCGCGCATCGCGAATTGTTAGCAGCGGTAAATCTTCAATCAAATCATCGAGAAAAAGTGCCTTCGAACCGTGCGTGGTCGGCCAACCCGGTCGCCGCTCGGGGAGATTTTTCTTCTGGTCGTATTCCTCGTGATAATAAAGGCCCTGCGCCACATCGGCCGACATTTCCGGATAACCAACCGTGTGAATCAGCGCGGCTAGCACCGTGTGGCCGTGTAGATTGCGTTCCACACCCAAAAGCGCGGTGTTATACCAATAACCGAGCTCGGCGAGCATCAGACCGAAAATGTGAGGATCCCATCTTCCATGCAAAACCGCTGCGAGGTGTCCGGTTTTATGATTCAGAACATGAGCTGAGTCATAGTCGGGATTTCCTTTAGTCGTCATCCCTTCG